GGGCTCAGGTTTCCTTCCTTTGCAAGGCATCAAAGGTTCCTTCGTCCACATTGAACATTGATACCGCTTCTTACATGGGTCGCCAGTACAAGTATCCCGGAAACAGGACTTTCGCCGACTGGTCCATCACATGCTACAACGACGGAACCTATGGTCTTCGCAAGTCTTTTGAGTCGTGGATGAACATCATCGGAACGAACAAGACGAATGTCGGTCCGAACGAGATGGTTCAGTTCATGACTGACTGGACCGTTACCCCGTTGACCCGTGAAGGATTGCCAATCGTGACCTACAAGTTGGTTGGATGTTGGCCAAGCACAATCAGCGAGACCACTCTCGACATGGCAGGTTCGGCGGAGCCATCAACCTTTGATGTCACCATCGCCTACCAGTACTTTGAGATTGAGAACATCACGACCTGATTCCAACATCAAAAATGAGGACTTTACATAATGGAACTCTTTGGCTTTCGCCTAGAACGAAGCAAGAAGGATAAGAAACAGGAATCCCTGAAGTCATTTGTCGTACCGACATTTGATGACGGGGCTATTCCTGTTGAAGCCGGTGGTTTTTACGGACAGTATGTTGACCTAGACGGCACTGTTCGCAATGACTTTGAGTTGACGATGAAATATCGTGAGATGGCGCAAGACCCCGTGGTTGAAATCGCCATTGATGATATAGTCAACGAATCAATTGTCATGGGTGAGAAGAAAGCCCCCGTGAGAATTCTTCTTGATAACTTGAAGATATCAAATACCGTAAAAGAAAAGATACACGAAGAGTTCCGGAACATCATTCGTGTGATGCAGTTTGAAACCAAGGGTTCTGAAATCTTCCGTCGCTGGTATGTGGACGGGAAGATATTCTTCCACATCATTATTGACGAGGAGAATCCACAGAAGGGCATCCTTGAGTTGCGATATGTGGACCCGATGAACATCCAGAAGATTCGTGAGTACAAGAAAGAAACCCTTCCGAACGGTACGAAAGTAATCGCAGGATACAAGGACTTCTACTTGTACAACAAGGACAACCCGAGAGCCGGTGGCAATGTATCCGGAATCAAGATCAGCGAAGATGCCATCGCTTTCTGTTCTTCAGGATTGATGGACACCAGATACAAGCGTACCGTAGGATTTGTCCATAAGGCTATCAAGCCCCTCAACCAGTTGCGAATGCTTGAGGATGCCGTGGTCATTTACCGCATCAGCCGCGCTCCCGAACGCCGCATCTTTTACATAGATGTCGGCAACTTGCCTAAGACTAAGGCGGAGCAGTATGTGAAAGATCTCATGGGCAAGTATCGCAACCGGCTTGTCTACGATGCCAGCACGGGCGAGATTCGCGACGACAAGAAGTTTATGTCCATGCTTGAGGACTACTGGCTACCCCGCCGTGAAGGCTCCAAGGGAACCGAAATCACCACCCTTTCCGGCGGTGCGAATCTTGGCGAATTGACCGATATCGTTTACTTCCAGAAAAAACTCTACCGGGCATTGTCCGTCCCACCGAGCCGTCTTGATCAGGACAAGCAATTCATGCTTGGACGATCCACGGAAATCACTCGCGACGAGGTCAGATTCAGTAAATTCGTGCACAGACTGAGGACTAAATTCTCGGAACTGTTCTACGATCTTCTCAAGAAGCAGTTGATCCTCAAGAAGATTATTGCTCCGGAAGAATGGCCGGACATTCGCGAGCAAGTCTATTTTGACTTCCTCAAGGACAATGTTTTCACGGAACTAAAGAATACGGAGATTCGTGCAAGACAACTTGAGGAGTTGGGTAACATTAAACAATACATAGGTAAGTACTATTCTCACTTGTGGGTGCAGAAGAATGTCCTGAATTTCACCGAAGATGAGATTTCCGCAATGAACCGTCAGATAGAGAAGGAACGGAATGCAGGAATGATTGACATGAGTGGCGGAGGATAACGGAGATTTCATGCAAGACCTAAACAATCAATCAGTCAATTCGGTGATTGAAGCCCTTCTAAAGAAAGAGGCTTCGCTTTTCCGCAAGATGATTATGAAGGAACTTGCAAACCGTATTCACACTAAACTGGAGGGGTTGAAGAAAACCCTTTCCTCGCAATTGCTGGCAGATTATCAGGACGAGATGAACGAGGACATTCCGGTTTCGCCGAGTGCCCCTCCCTCGGAGAATCCCCTGAAGAAAAATCCGATGACACCCGGAGTCGTATCAACTGATGACATGCCGAAAAAGGAACCCGTTCCGGGTCCGATGAAGTTGCCGAAAATAAAGACATCCGAATTGCGTATTGTTCCGACGGCGGCGGGCAGCGTCCGTGACGATGCGTCCCTTGATCCGGCTATAGACAAAGAATTCTTCATTCGTAGCGAAACCTACAAGAATCAGGAAATCACCATCAAGCAGGTCGGCACTGGTCTCGGAAAGCCTGTGCGCGTCTACATCAATGGAAGAAGATGGGAATTCTTCCCCGGACCGAAGGCTGCAATGTCAGCCACAAGGGAATATGTTGATCAGATGGTCAAGGATGCCCGTAAGGATCCGGAACTCGCCGTCATCATGACTCAGCAGATCATGAACGACAAGAAGACCGGTGTTGCTCCTGTCCCGGCTCCGGCGGATGCAGGCAAGCCGAACGAGATTGCAGATGCGGAACTCAAGAGAAAGCAAGCCGAGAATTTGGGGAAGGCTGTGCCTCCTCCTCCCGGCGGGAAAGCACCACCAAAGAAGAAGTAAGGAATACGAACATGGAACAAGAGCCAGTCCAAGAATCCAAGTTGAATCCCATGAAGTGGAAGTCCGAGCCTAATAGCAAGGAAGGATACAATGCCGAGAGCCAGTCATATAAGGCTAAGAACGGCAAGACCTACATGGTCTATCGCGTGGGTCTTGATCCTGGCAAGGGTTCCACTACGGTGTTCAAGGTCAAGGGCGAGAAGAAGCATTACAAGAGCCTCAATGACTTGCTGAAGCGGCTTGACGGGATGAAAGAGTCCGTTGAACTTGACGAGGGTGCAGTCAAGGATGCCATCATGGATTTCTTTGAGAGTCTACCGAAGGCATCACACAAGGAACTGCTCTCTGCGGCAAAGTCAAAGAATCGCAATGCCGTCGCTGCCGCATTGAAGAAGCACAAGGTGAAGCCCGCAGGTAAGATGGTGCGAAACGAAAAGGAAATGGTTGACTTGATTCTTGACTGGTGGCCAGACATGTATGACATGTTTGAGGAGACCGAAGTCGCCGGTGATGGTATCGGAGAGGCGAACGATAGTTCAATCAGCAAAGTGCTGAAAACCGCAAAAAAATCTGTATTGGCAGACCGCGGTGGTCGTAACTCACCAAAGGCACAAAAGGCCCTGATGGCATATAGAGCAGCAAAAGATGCACACATGAAATCCGTGAAAGAGGATACAGATATCGCTGAAAAGGTCAATCTTGATGCTCGTACTAGTTCTTTCAAGGAAGCAATGAAGCGCATTGAGAAGTATCGCATGATGCGTGAAGCGAAGAAGAAGATGATTACCATGCAATCCGAGGGCAAACTCCTTGGAATGCAGAATTCAATTGAGCAATCGGTGGTCATGAAGGACGGCAAGTTCACCCTTCCGGAAGCGGAGTTGTCTCCCGACCAGAAGAAGTATCGTGCATTCTTCAAGTCCGCTCTCTCCAAGTTCGGCAAGAGTTCGCCCGACAAGATGAACGATGCCGAGAAGAAGAAGTTCTTCCAGTATGTCAAGTCCAACTGGAAGGGTGGGGCTGGGGTCAAGGAGGAGACCGAGACCGTTGACGAGGCTATGTTCAAGCCGAGACAGAAGGTCAAACTTGTCGCAAACGATAGCGGTCTCCGAACCAATCTCCATCACCCAAAAGGCAAGGCGGTCTTGGACAAGAGCGGCAAGGTAGTCGCCATCTACAAGACCGAAAAGGCTGCTCGCCAGCACGCAATGACGGGAAAAGCGGTGAAGGAAGACATTGATTGAGAAAGTTCAGCATCAAGTTCGGCACGGAAGAGAAGGCAAGTGACTTTGCCTCGGACTTCTCGTCTCTCGGCGAGAATGTTTCCGTTTCCGTGGAGGGCAATATCGCGTTGGTTGAAACCAACGACGAGTCAATCGTCAGGGTCATCATGGAAATGATTGAGGAAAGGAAACTGAACATGGTTGCCGACAAGATGCTTGAGTCCATAGTGGAGTGCCTGACGGACAAGAACTTGAAGCGTATCACCTTCATTGACGGTTCAATAGGGCAAATGACCCGAACCTATGCCAAGTCATTGTCCAAGATGCACGATAGGTTGGATGAGAGCAACAGGACCGCTTTCCTCATCCTTGCCTCGCAAGATAAACAATCTTTCGAGAAGGCGGTTGAGTTTTCAAAGAACAACGAAGAGGAGAGTGTCTGATGCCCATCAAGCAAATCGTAAAGACCAACAAGAGAATCGTGTATGTGGCGGATGCCCCGAGTAGCACGACATTTACGGTCGGATTGACGGCTAGTGCTTTTTACAACATGACCAATTCAGAGCAAGTGGAGCAATCAAAAGTTTCGGGAATAACAGCCGGTTCCGCTTGCATTTCAAAGGTCGTGACCACCGGTCAATGCACTATCGAGCAAAGCGGCGAGGTTATTTTCAGACACCCTGTAAGTGCCAGTGCTGATTTGAATTTTGAAAGGTTTACCCTCCGGTCAATGACTGCTGGTGCAACTGCTGCAATAACTGTGAACAATGCGACCGCGGTGGTTGAATTTGTCATCGGTCAATCCAATGAAACTGATCTGCGAGGTAAACGAAGAAATTGAAATCCTGACCGAGGACAAGAACGGTCAGAAGAGTTACTTCATCGAGGGAACCTTCCTTCAGGGCGACATCAAGAACCGCAATGGTCGCATCTATGAGTTCAAGATGCTCAAGGACAAGGTGGAGCAGTATCGCAAGGAATTCGTGGAGCAGAAGCGTGCTTTTGGTGAGTTGGGACACCCCGAGGGTCCGACCATCAACCTTGAGCGAGTCTCCCACATGATTACCGACATCAAGCCGGATGGCAAGAATTTCTACGGCAAGGCGAAGATCATGGAGACCCCCTACGGCAAGATCGTAAAGAACCTCATGGATGAGGGTGCCAAGTTGGGCGTGTCTTCCCGTGGTGTCGGATCGCTTGAGGAAAAGAACGGTGCGAACTATGTGAAGGACGATTTCCGTATTTCAACAGCCGCAGATATCGTAGCAGACCCCTCCGCCCCCGAGGCTTTCGTGCGTGGCGTGATGGAAGGAAGAGAGTGGGTCTACGAAAATGGCGCACTGGTCGCGAGAGAGATTGACGAGATCAAGGCACAAATCAAGAGAACATCATCCAGGAAACTGGAAGAGCAGATGGTCAAGGCATTTAATAAATTCATTCGGAGTCTGTGACCAGCATTCGTTCAGTATAAATACCGATTACCAAGGAGATACCTATGGATTACAACGAAGAAGACATCGAAGAGGTGATTCTGGACGAGGAAGAAACCGACTCCGACACCGATTCAAGCATTCAGGAAACCCACGGAAATGGCAAGGGCATTCAGATGAAGAATGTTTCTGCCAAGAAGGGTGTCGCTGAAGAGGAAGAGGAAGAAGAGCCGACCAAAGTTTCAAAGGCGACTGCAAATGCCGCCGCAACCGGGGCTGGTTCGGGCAAGTTTGCCGGTCTTTACAAGGACGGCACGGGCAAGGGAGCGGTCATTCCGGGTCCGGTTGATACCGGTCTTGCCGGTGGCAACTCCGCTGCCAAGTTGAACGCCAATGTCAAGGCGAAGAAGGGCATGCGTGAGGAGATTGATGTCCACATGGATGCACTTTTCAATGGCGAAGAACTCAGCGAGGACTTCAAGACCAAGGCTTCCACGATCTTTGAAGCCGCTCTCACCGAGCGTGTTGATGCCATCAAGGCAGAACTTGAGGAGGAATACAACAATCGTCTCATCACCTCGATTGAGGAGACCAAGACGGCTCTCACCGAGCAGTTGGATTCATACCTTTCGTATGTCGTTGAGGAGTGGATGGAAGAGAACAAGATTGCCGTCGAGAGAGGCATTCGCACCGAGATCGCCGAGGAGTTCATGAGCGGTCTACGCAACCTCTTCCTTGAGCACGACATCATGGTTCCCGAGTCCAAGGTTGACATTGCCGACGAGATGGCAAACACCGTCGAGAAGTTGAAGGAATCGCTCAACGAGGAAATCAGCAAGAATGTGGAACTCACTGCTGAAGTCAAGAACTTCCGCAAGAGCCAGATTCTTGGTGAGTTGTCGGAAGACCTCACCCTCACGCAGAAGGAAAAGTTCCGCACTCTTGCCGAGGGCGTTGCCCTTGATGGCGAGGATGAGGATGTTCGCAACAAGTTGGGAGTCATCAAGGAGTCCTACTTCGGAAACGGCAAGACTCAGGTTCTCACCGAGGAGTCAGCCGCAACCGCAGAGGAAAGTCTTGATGAGGCTCCGGCTAACCAGCCGTCGCTCAATCTCAGCGAGTCAATGCAGGTTTACGCAAACACACTTAGCAGACTCAGCAAGCGTTGAGTTTGCTAAATGCTAAATAACAAAGTTCGTTCTTAAACAAAACCCAAAGGAGAATCCCTACAATGGAACTCACTATTTCAGAAGCCCTTCAGAAGAAGTGGCAACCCATCCTTGAGCATCCCGACCTACCGGAGATCAAGGACGGCTACCGTCGTGCAGTCACGACCATGCTCCTCGAAAATCAGGAGCAGTATCTCAAGGAAGCAGCCCCGACCATGTTCGGCAACAACCTTGCCGGTGCTGGAACCGAGGGTGGTGGAAATGTCGCTCGCTGGGATCCGATCCTCATCTCGCTCGTTCGTCGCGCGATGCCGAATCTCATTGCTTACGACATCTGCGGCGTTCAGCCGATGAGCGGTCCGACCGGACTTATCTTCGCGATGCGTTCGCGTTACATCAATCAGGTCGGTCCGGAGGCTCTGTATCAGGAAGCCGACACTTCGTTCGGCGGCTCGGGCAGCACCGGTACTACGGCGCAGGGTGTTTATAGCACTGATCCGTTTGATGTTGCCGGTGTTGATCCGGTCAACGGTCTCGGAACCCCAAGTGGCGTTCTCGGCACCCGTGCCAAGACCACGCTTCAGGGTGAGGCTCTTGGTGATGCTGCTTCCAATCCGTTCCCGCAGATGGCATTCAGCATTGAGAAGACATCTGTTGAGGCTCGTACTCGCGCCCTCAAGGCTGAGTACACGATGGAACTCGCTCAGGATCTCAAGGCTATTCACGGACTCGATGCCGAGACCGAGTTGGCTAACATCCTGTCGAGCGAAATCCTCGCCGAGATCAACCGCGAAGTCGTTCGCGTGATCTACAACAACGCTAAGTTGGGCTGCAAGAGCGGCACGACTCAGACGACCGGCGTGTTTGACCTCAATGTTGACTCCAACGGTCGTTGGAGCGTTGAGAAGTTCAAGGGCTTGCTCTTCCAGATCGAGCGTGAGTGCAACCAGATTGCCAAGGAGACTCGCCGTGGCAAGGGTAACTTCATCGTCTGCTCATCGGATGTCGCTTCGGCTCTTTCGATGGCTGGCGTTCTTGACTACGCTCCGGCTCTCAGCACCAACCTCAATGTTGATGACACCGGCAACACTTTCGCCGGAGTCCTCAATGGCAAGTTGCGTGTCTACATTGACCCCTACAGCAGCCTTAGCGCAAGCCATGACTTCTTCATGGCTGGCTACAAGGGTTCGTCGGCTTACGATGCAGGTATGTTCTACTGCCCGTATGTCCCGCTACAGATGGTCCGTGCAGTCGGTGAGAATTCGTTCCAGCCGAAGATCGGCTTCAAGACCCGTTACGGTCTCGTCAACAATCCGTTCGCTACCCTCAACAGCGGCAGCAGCGTTTCGGATCCGTATGATGCGAACTCGGTTCGCAAGAACATCTACTACCGCATCGTCAAGGTCACAAACCTCTTCTGATTCGGCTCGGTAGACATCTACGCATGGAGGGGCTGGGAGAAATCCCAGCCCTTTCCTTTTACCGGAATCTAAATACAACAAATGGCAGACCAGAGCAAGAACACCCTCTACAATCCGTTCAACATCAAGACATCAAACACCCAATTGGGTTTCAGGAATGTTGCTATAGATTCGGATCGCTTGGCGGGGATACAGAAAAAAATTCCTCTCAACACCAATCCTGCGTTCAATACCAATTTCCGACTGATGATACCGAAGGTGCGACAGGGAATCTACTTCTGCACGCAGGTGGAATTTCCTTCGCTTACGATGACACCAATCAATGTCTCGTTCAATCGTGCAGCATCGCTCAACTTCTTTGGTGACAAGATAGAGCAGGACTCGCTCTCGGTGAAGTTCATAGTCAACGAAAACTACAGCAACTGGCAGGAGATGTCCGACTGGTTCAGTAAAAGCATCAACTACTATGGATTCTTCAGAGACAATTCGCAGGCACGCATGAATGACATCGTTGTTGATTCAACGCAACTCGTAATTCTCAACAACAAGAAAGTCCCGAAGGTCAGGATATCGTTTGACGGTTTGATGATCACATCATTGGGCAACATGCCTATGAATTCGGGAGTGTCCGATGCCACCATGTTGACATGTGATGCCTCTTTTCAGTTCACCTCATTTGACATTCAGGAGATTTGATGGCAGCACCCGATGTCAGTCAATGGTTTCCCAAACTCAAGAACTTCGGCATCCTAGCGAACCAGCCGGAGAACTTGAACCTCGCCCACAGCACGAACTTCCGGTTCATCATTGACCGAGTTCCGGAAATCACCTATTTCTGCGTTGCGGCGACATCCCCATCCATCGCCTCAAGACCGAGAGAATATCCTCATATGTTCGGTGTCACGCAGAAGTTTCCGGGTGGGGGATCCGAGGCGAACCTGAATATCCGATTCATCATTGACGAGAACTTCAAGAACTACATGGAAATGGTGAAGTGGATGCGGTCGGGATTGCCTTACAGGGACTTCAAGAATGTCGTGCTTGAATCAAAAGCGATGCCTTGTGACGGCAGGCTTTTCCTCCTGAACAACAAGAAGAACCCCGTCAAGATGATTACATTCGCCTATCTGATACCAACGCAGATAAGCGGATTCACGCTTTCACACACGGAAACCGAGCCACAGGTGCTTACATGTAATGTGACTTTCGTTTATGATGATTATAGGGTTACTAATTTGACTGAAGATGTGTCGCTTGACTAAATAATAACATGAAACTAGGTCAAACAATCGCCCTGATGAGTTCACTTCTCGTCGGGTGTCAAGCCGCACAGAAAGCACCCCCGTCCGTACCACAAAGCAGCGACAGCATCAAGACATCGCTGGAGGGGACGAACGAGAATCTCAGCATCTCCATAGACATCGTGAAGGACGATGCCGAGGTCATTGCTGAGGAGTCGTCCAACATCCAGTTGGAAGCGACCAAGGTTCTCGCAACCAAAGACATTCCTCCTGCCATTGAGGAAAGCACCGTAGCCATTCGCGATTCATCAATGACCATCACCGCGAAAGCGGGCGACATCATTGACGAGACCGCAAGGATGGAACAGGCGAATGCCAAGGTGGAGGAGATGACCCGCAAGGTCGGATACCTGCAAGACCTGGTCAAGGAACTGAACGAGTCAGTGGACAAGTTGCGTGAGGACTCGCTCAAGAAACTGTATTCCTACATCACCGCATTCTGGGTCATCGGGTTCGTCCTGCTCGCGGCAGGTGTAGCCGGGTTCTTCTTCTTCCGCAAGGATTTCGGTGTAGCCCTCTGCATGGTCGGTCTGATTGTTCTCGGTTTTGCATCGGCATCGCACTACTATCTGGAACAGATTGCACAGGTGGGGGCGTTCGTGCTTGTCGGTTCTTTCCTTGCGGCGGTGGCTATGGTCGCGACAAGTTCATACAAGGCAAAGAGCAACTACAAGGCAATCGCCGAAATCATTGAGTTGGTTGAAATCCTCAAGGAAACAATGACCAAAGGCGAGCGGGAACGCATCTTCGGCAAGGGTGGTCTTGCGGACAGGATGCAGTCGGACATCACGAAAGAAGTCGTGAAGCGTGTACTTGACAAGGAAAAGTTGCGGACCGTGACCGTGGAAAAGACGGAATCGAAGTCTGAAACCGACTGGAAATAATAAACAGAATAAACCATAAAGGATGAATCACTGATTGAGTGGGTGGTTTTATAACTTTACCCATCTTGCCATAAATACCAGTAACCCCTTTCACAGGAGAAACGAATGCCAAGTGTAGTAAGTCATCAAACCACAGGCGTGAAGTATGTCTGGACCTTCAACCAAGATGTTGATACCGGAACCTTCTGGGATGGAAGCCCGTATGTCATCACCAAGCCCGACCTGAAGTTGCTTTCTGTGGTCATGGAGACCGCTGACGGTGTGCTTGAGCCGAATACCATCGTCCCCGACCTTGAGTTGGGCTTTTTCGGGAAGGCAGGATTCAAGGGTGAGTTGTACATCAACGGGCTGGCGAAGAAC